TTTCCGACAACGGAGATGTAGATGTAGAACCTAAAAAAAATGGTGAAGAAATTATCACTGGAGACGAAGAAGCAGAATTAGAAGGAGAACTTGAAATGGATGAGTTCGAAATTTCTGAAGAAGCGGAAGAGTACTTAATACAAGACGAAAATATGAATTTGTACAATGAAGAAGAGCCAGTAGTAGGAGCAGTACCAGCTCCTGAGATGCCAGTGGCAGAGGTTCCATCTCCTGAGATGGAAGCAGCGCAAGATTTAAACGCAATGTCTCCTGAGGATTTAATAAAATATGCTGTAGAGCAAATAGCTTCAAAAGCAGTAGGTGGTGCAGTAGATGGTGGAGAAGATGAAGCTATTACAGTGATCGATGATGAAATGCCAGCTGAAGAGCCAGCACCAATTGATCCAGCAGCAGTAGCGCCAGCCCCAGCTCCATTAGAAGAGCCAGTGGCGGAAGAAATTGATCTTGATTCTCTCTTAGAGAAGGATGAAGACGCAATGATTGAGATCGAAGATGTCAATCATGACATGGGCGGACTATCAGAAGATGATATCGTTGAAATCGAAATAGATGAAGACGATGAACCAATCGATGAAATGAAAGCTATGGGTGTATCTCACTCATCACAAAGAACACAAGGTACTTCAGCAGGGCCAGCCAAGGCAGTAGCCGATAGGTCAAGACATGCTCAAGTAAATGAAAATATAGCTCGTGAAGAAGCAGGTACTGCTGAGCTTAATAATGACAACAATAAGTTGGTTAATGAGAATGCTTCATTAAGGAAAGAAGTGGCTAAATTAAGAGAGTCTCTTCCTGTACTAAGAAAGCAAATCCATGAAATGAAAGAATTCAACGCTAAAGTTGGTTTCATGCTAAGACTTTTCGAACAAGGTGAATTCACCAAGGAGGAAAGAATTCAAATTACAGAGAAATTCAATCAAGTTGACGGATATGATAATGCTAAGAGTCTCTTCAAAGAAGTGATGAACGAGCATTCAGTTACAGTAGACCAGAAGCCTAAAGCTACCAAGCAAGGGAATACAGGAAAGCAAATTGATCGTCCAGCAGCACAGAGAGAAACTCTATTTGAGTCGGCAGAATCTAGCAGAATGCGAGAATTAATGACTTATGGAAACAAAAAAAGATGAAATTCTACAATTTAATTAAAAAAAAGTAGAATTCAAAAAAAAACAAACTATTTAACTAACAAACACAGAAAAAATTAAGACAATGAGTCAATCAACATTATTAAGAAGCGGAAAAGTTGGGTACTCGGTTTTCAAAAACCTAGCCGAACAACGTAACGCTATCATGAACAACTGGGGAGCATCTGGACTTCTTGACGAACTTGACGGTTTCGAAAGATCAAACGTAGCTCAACTATTGGAAAATCAAGCAGCTGGAATGCTTAACGAGGTAACTCTTGACGCATCAGCAGGTAGATTTGACACAGTAGCTTTCCCTATCGTTAGAAGAGTATTCTCAAGATTACTTGCTAACGAACTTGTTTCAGTTCAGCCTTTAGCTCTTCCATCAGGACTTTTGTTCTATATGGACGCAAGAGTATCATATGCTGGTGCTGATAACACACAGTTTTCTTCTCAAACGAGAGCTAACTACACAACTAACTCTAACAGCCAGAAGGTTGCTCCAAGCAACACAGCTAACCAACAAGGTGGGCCACAATTCGCAGACACTACTGCTTACGAGAGATTCTATAACAACAAAGGTTTCGATCTTTCGTTTGGTACAGGATTCACAGTAACAGCAGCAACTGTTGATATTGCATCTAACTTGTTCACTAGCGGTATCTACGCTCAGTCATTTGCTTTGACTACAGCATTCGATATTTCTAAGCAGCAGTCATCTGCAACACTTAGATTCCTTTCTGTTGACGACCCTATTTACTACTCAGCTGGTACATCAAACACTTTGATTGTTGCTGCTGACGGTGAAATCCAACACTACGCACAAGTTCAGACATGGACTGCGGATCAATTTGCTAACAACCTTGCGGATGTAGTACTTGACCTTAGAGTTGCAGGTGTTTACGGATCATCATTTGATTCTACACTTCTTAACGATGGTGCAGGAAACTTCGGAGCTTCGCATACTATCACAGTTATGCCAGCATACGAGATTTTCAACGATCTTGAAGGTAAGTCAGAAATGGCTGAATTAACTATCAGATTCTCTTCTGTAACAGTTAACACTGTAACTAGAAAACTAAGAGCGCACTGGACACCAGAGCTTGCACAGGATTTGGAAGCATATCACTCAATTGACGCTGAGGCTGAGCTTACTGCTCTTCTTTCGGAACACGTTGCAGCTGAGATTGACAGAGAAATCATCATCGACCTTATTAATGGTGCGCCATTTAGAGCAAGATGGGATTACAATGGTCTATCAAACAACGCTAACTTCTTCGGAACACAGAAGGATTGGAACCAAACTCTTATTACTAGAGTAAATGAGCTTTCAGCACAGATTCACAAAGCAACATTGAGAGGTGGAGCTAACTGGATTGTTTGTTCAGCAGAAGCAGGAGCTATCTTCGATGATCTTGAATACTTCCACGTAGACGGATCAGCAGCACCAGAAGTTGACAAGTACAACTTAGGAGTTGAGAAAATCGGACAGCTTGGTTCAAGATATGTGGTTTACAAAGACCCTTACTTGCCAGCACAGATTGTACTTATCGGACACAAAGGATCAACATTCCTTGAAGCTGGTTACATCTACGCTCCGTATATTCCTCTACAGTTGACTCAGACGATCTACGATCCGAATGATTTCACACCAAGAAAGGGAATTATGACAAGATACGCTAAGAAAATGGTTAACAACCGTTTCTATGGAGTTATCTACATTGACAACATCAACACTTACTAATCATAAGTGTAGAACATACCTAAAAGAAAAGGGAAGCAGAAGCTTCCCTTTTTTTGTGCCTATAATTTTAGAAACATTAAACCCCTGATCATGTGATAGGGGTTTAATTAGTGTGTGGGGGTAAAACCACCCCACTAATAAAAGAGTACTTGGCTGTGTATATGTTATTGAAGTTTTTGAATAGCTAAATCAGCATCTACGTTAGTTAAACCGATCATTGACTCTGTTTTAATGTATTTTGATCTCAATAATTCGTCTTTCATATCAAGATTGTCGTCTATAATTATAAAATTATCTATTTCTAACGGAGGATTATTTAAGAAATAAGTCATTCCCTCTTCTTTATTTATTCCAATTGGCGTAAAACCTAAGATACTATGCTGATAAACACCTCTTTCGTAGAGAAGATTCTTTATTATTTGAAAATCATAACTATCTTTCCAAGTAGAAATTAATATAATACCTGCCTCGGAAGTTAAAAGAATTCTATTAAGTTCCAATATGCAATCATGAATCGTAGAAGATTCATGAAATACTCCAGATGACATGCAGTTATTTAAAACGCCATCTATGTCTAAAAAAATCAATTTCATTAGACAATATACAAATATATGAGTGGTAATTAAAGGAAATTCAATATTCTTTTAGAAATTGATCTTCTAATTTTAGATTCATTTAAATTATCTGAAACTAATTTGAGATATTCTTTCTTTGCTGGAGCTTTAAGAACATCAGTCATTTCTTGAGAAAGACTATTTCCGTTTCCAACTGATACTGTAACAAATTTTATTTGATTTTCAAGAGAAAGATATTTAACTTCAAATGTCCTAAGAAGATAATCATCTTCAAACCTAGCACTAGCATAAACTTTTCTCTCGGTAGATTTAAGTGTTTGAAACTCATCCATATTTAGATGAAACTTAGAATATGCAATCTTTTCTACAGCTATTAATCTTTGTTTTTTATTTAAAAACTTGAATATATTAAAGTCAATCATATTACTGTTTCTTTGCATGTGACGCAAAATCTGATCGAACGTTAAGTGTTTTATTTCATAGTCTTCAAAAACTCTTCTAGTTGCAAGCTTTTGAGTGAAATATATTAGGATTTGTTTTTTAGAACAAAAATCTAACTCTTCCTTTGAAAGATCGATAGTTCTTTCCAACATTCTATCAATGTAGGCGGTCTTTTCTTTCTTAGAGAGACTTTTAAATATTTCACGGGTGTAGTTATGCACAATTTAATCTATTTACTATAAATATCCCTATTTATTTAAAAAGAGAAAATGATGTCACATAAATCAAATTATATAGCTTTTCCGTTAACTACAGGAACTTACGAAACTGGACAGCTCGGAGATGGAATGTCTGCTTCATCAATACATACGGTTTACTGTTTAACTAACGGTAACGCCACTATTAGCGCACTTGGAGGTGGAGGTTCATTTACTTGGACTGCAACTGCTGGTCAGTCTATAGATGTAGAAGTAGGAAGGTTCGTAGTAAATTCAGGAACCTATGTTGGGTTCAAAGAACACTATGGATCAGGTAGAGTAAACAACAGTAATATTAAACTTTAATTCATAGAATATGTCATTGAATGTAGGACAGTGTGCAACAGGGCTAACGCTTTCGGAAAGAACGGAAATTTATAACTATATCCGTCTAAAATTTGGGGCTTCAACTTTAGAGGTGGAGCTGATTGATGCTGACCTAGAATATTCTATCTGTGATGGTATCAGAGAGTACTCTACATGGGTCAATAGATGGACTCTACAGAACCGTTTAGGGGAAATGCTAGGTTTACCTAGTGATGTGGATTTCACGCTAAAATTCATCTCTAATTCTCTTTATTTTGAAAGATCGTTTGCAACATCGATTGCCGAACAATCTGGATATGGAGCAAACTCTGTGAAAGAGTATAAAACAGACTATATAACTTTAACGGGAGGAGTTCAAACTTATCTTGTTCCAGCTGGAAGAGAAATCGCAGATGTACTTTGGTATACACCTTCTTTTATAAACTTATTTGGTCTTGATCCTTTCGCAAATCAAAACATTGCATTCTCAGAATTTGGGGCATCTTTTGCGGGACATACACTTTATCATGTTATGCCAGTATTTGACACTATTATGACAGCACAGGCTGCTGAGTTAAGAAACAGAGTTCGTGGCTCAGAGTACGCCTATTCGATTCATGGTGGGCCAGATGGGACTAAGATGGTGAGATTATATCCAACTCCTAGAATTGGACAGTACGGAGGTAATAATAATACTGGAATTGGTGGTGGCGCAGGAACACCCGGATCGATGTTCTACAGATATTACGATAGAGTTGGAGTAGCTGGTAACTCGGCTTTCTCTGGAAATTCAGCAAACCCTTCATGGACTGCTGAAACAATTTCAAATACTATCGATGGAACAACTTATACTGCCGATGAACAAGGAAATGGTTTAGTTGCAACACCTGCTGATGCAAACTTAGATATCATCAACTGGGAGCAGCTTAATTCAAACGCAAAGCAATGGGTTAGAAAATGGGCTTTAGCGGAAGCGGCAGAAAATTTATCGTTCATTCGTGGAAAATTTGATGAATTAGTTGTCCCTGATGCTAGTGTAAAGTTGAATTCAGATTCATTGATGAGCTATGCTGAGAAAACAAAAGAAAGATTATTCAAGATTCTCGATGATGATCTTGAAAAACTATCGTATAAATCGATTATGGAAGATAGAGCATCTGTACAAGAGGCTATTAACAAATCGTTAGGATACGGGCCAATGGGAATTTGGGTTTATTAATTTATAAAGAAAATGTCAAACAGTTTAGATCATACAGGAAAGCAGCCAGACATGGTTAATATCATTGGAGCAAATTCAAAGGGTGTTAATCAATTCTTTACGAACAAAGAAGAAGCTTATTTCAATAAAACAGGTCGTGAGATCAGTGAAAAAATACTCCAAGAGGATTTCATCCTATACAGGATTGACCTAAAGCGTACTCAGACTAATAGATATGGAGAAGCTAAGGAAAAGAGGTACAAAGAGGAAATTATAATCAACGGAAGAATAAATGTTGAAGTTGTTGAAAACACTTACCATGAGGATGGGGGTCTGCTAAAGAAGGGGTTTGGTAACTTTGAATCACACTGCTATATTGAGCATTTAGAAGAGTTAGGTCTAATTCAATTTAATGAGGGACAAAGGCTTGTTTATGAAATTAAAGAAGGTGACTTCATTGGATATAAAGGACAGTTTTATGAAATTAAAGATAATGGATCACAAATGATCAACAATCAGAGTTCATTTGCGGGTGACAGAAGATTTGCTACAACTATAAAAGCTGTAGAAGTCGGTGAACATATTTTTAGAGCTAGATAATTTTTTGTACATTGTCGAGTTATGAGCCTTCTTGAATTCTTTAAGTACCTTAATAAAACTATAGATTATTTAAACGGGGGTAAAGTATTACTTCCTGACTTAGATATAGCTTAAATTAATTTAAGCAAAACCAAGCTCCCTAAATCCCTCATTTTAAACGTGAGTATTTCTAGGAGAAAGGTCTAAGTCAGGCTTACTTGTGTAAAAGCTAGTCGTTAGACCTTCAATTATCACCCTTAAGTGTAATACTTTTCAGTACTACTTCCATTATCAGCGTAGCTCTAACCTTGTGACCAAGCTCCCACAATGAACACATTAAAGCGGAAAGAGCGTTGCAAATATACACTTTATTTTCAATTCTAAAAAAAAATTTAAGATTATTTACTTTTAAACAAAGATATGTCCACTCTAGATAACCAAGCCAATAGCCATGATAATAGGAATGAGAATTACAATTTTCTTCCGCAACCGTTGTTTCCAGATGATTTAGATTTTGGTTTAAGAGATTACATAGAAGGTTGGAATTTATCTCTCTATGATGGTTCTACTGGAAGTCAAAGGAAAGTCCCATTGATTATGTTGACTCAAGAATTATGGGCAGAAAGAAAACTTAATTGGAAATTCATGAGAAATGAAGATGGACAAGAAGTTTCTCCTCCGTACATGGTTTTAGTTAGAAAGAATATTGTGCAGGGTACAGAACCAATTAAGAGAAACATTCCTTTAAGGAAAACATTTAAGTATTTAAAAGTTCCCTCATTTGATGGAACTACGAAAGGGTTCGATTATTATAAGATTCCTCAAGCTGTAAGAATTGATTTACTGTATGATCTAAAGTTTGTTTCTGCTTACATGGAAGACGTTAATGCTTTTTATCATCAGCTACATAAATCTTATGTTCATGGGCAGGGTTATATGGCGATTAACGGATATCAAATTAGATCAATACTAGACGGTGATCCATCTGAGGACAACCAAAATGGAGATTTAATGAACGAGAGATTGTTCCGTGTGAACTCATCTATCAGATTGCATGGAAAGATTATCGATCCTCAAGAGTTTGAAAAAGTAAGAGGAATTAAGAAAATCAAATTTAATATGCAAGTTGTCAATAGGATTAGATAAAAATACATATTTACTATTGAAAACACTTTAACCTTTTAAACCAAACCAATGGCACTCTCAATAAAAAACGATTCATCTCAACCAAGATGGATAAACTATGTAGTTGACGGACAACCAAAAAGAGCTTTCTTTAATGCTTTTGAAGAAAGATTTATTGAAGAACTAGACAACGCTGATCAAATCAGCAGCAAAAGATCACAGGCTTTAAGAAAAGCGGTTGAATTAAACCCTAATTCTCTAAATGCAGCTTTAATTCAAAAAAAGGGTGGGTTTGTTAGAAACACTTCTTCCGAGGATAGATTTGAAGGGTTTGTTTCTTTCATTAATAATAAATTTACGAATTTAACTTTAACCAAACTTAGGAACTCTAACCCTCTTTCTTTATTTAGAACATCTGAAGATCGCCCTCAAAATGCAGGTACTCAGTTTTTTAATGTTGCTACAAAGAAGTTAGAAAACGTTAGTGGTTTTTATTCTGTTGATAATCAACATATTGTAAGTTTATCAAGAGGTAAAGTTGTTTATGGATTTGATTTCAGTGCTAGCTTGACTAAAAGAGTTTTAGCATCAAATTTTTACACGCTTTTTAGAAGAAATAATCTTAAAGGTGTATCTGAACAAGATATTGCGATTGCGTTAATTAATGCATCTTACACAGGTTCAACAGGAACTACTGGTACAACTGTAATTGTTACTGGAGATACAGGTACTGGATTCTCTACAGGAGGTACGGAAACATTCACTGGATTCACAACTTATAATATTGATTGCCCTAATGGTCAAGTAGTTATATCAGGAGGAACTACCGCTTATTTTGGTCAATACGGAATTTCATATGACACTGATCCTTATGCACTTGTTGGGAGCGCAAGCACTATCACTTGCTCTGGAGGTTCTATGGTTGTTTTCGGAATCGCAAACGTACCCGGGAATGCTCTTTGGGTTTCAGGAGGTACAGTTTGGTTATCTGGCTGCACAACTGGAGATACAGTCTTTTATGACGATTGTACTTATGAAAGTTTTATTCCTTTCACTTCAGGAACAACTACAGGAACTACTGGAACTACAATAGAGGTTACAGGATCAACAAGCGGAACATGTTATACAACACTTGATTTACTTGATTTCTTGTCTTGTTACGGTACTTCCGTAGCTGGAAGTAATAGCGGTTGTACAATATGGGATTTTAACGATAACGGAAATGTAGATACAGGTGATTTACTGACACTGCTATCTAATTTCTGCACAAGCGGAACCACTGGTTAAAAAAAACCAAGACTAATTGGTTATTACTAAAAAAATTACACTATTTACTTAAAACTAAGCCCCTAGAAGGGTAAGTTTCAAAGTAGAATTTAAAAAGAAAAAAAAATAACATGGCTTCAGTATTTGTTTCACCGGGTGTTTACACAAAAGTTCAAGACTTCACTGCCTTCGCATCAAGAGTAGGTATTACCAGACTTGGAATTGTGGGAAGATTCCCAAAAGGGCCAGCTTTCGAAGCGATTGCTGTTCCAACAGCAGAAGAGAGATATGAAAGGTTTGGATCAACAAACTACAACTATCCAGCAACATATGTTGCAGACGCTTTCCTTAGTCAGTCAAATGAATTGACTATTTCAAGAATTCTTGGTAAATCTGGATTTACAAACTCAGGCGCTTGGCTTGTTATTGCTGATGTCTCTGAGGCTTTTAGTGGAACTTCTACTACATCTGGTTTGACATTCACCGACACAGGGCTTGCTGCTTCTACCACATACACATACACATTTGAGGAAGATGGTATCAACTTTGCGGCAGGAGAAGTTGTTGTAACAGCTGCTACTCCAAACATTAACATTAAGTTTAGCGGAGCGATCACAACAGCAAATATTATTGCTGCAATGGCATCGTCTACCACTTACACTGCTTTAGGTATTACATCTTCTGTCTCAACAGAAACAACATACACAGGAGCTGATGGTGAAACTATGTCACTTGCGGTTACAGCTTTAGAGCCAAGAGGTTCGAAGTCTGGAGCAACACTAGCTGTGCTTAGAAGTAAGAAGAATCAGATTTCTGGAAACTTCTACTTTGATGAAGCTACCGACATTACAATTGGAGCGATTGGTTCACCAACGAATCCACTTACTGACTTTGTACTTTCAGCAACTACAGGGCCGCTTACGGCACAAACAAATGGATACACTGTTTCAGTTGATGAAACAAAAGCGTCTTATGTAGCAACAGCATTTGGTAAATCAGCAAAAGTAATCTCAGGTCTTGAGAATATGTATGTAGAATCTATCTTTCCACACTTTGCAAGAGAAGCTTACAATAGAGGAGAGATTACAGGAATCAACCCATCGTTGGTTTATGTTGACACAGACCCATTCACATCTTATAATGCTGATTACACTAACGCAAAGACACCTTGGATTGTTTCAAGAGTGATCGGAGGAACTGTACGTAACCTATTCAAGGTTCACACAGTATCTGATGGAGACTCTTCTAACAGAGAGGTTAAGGTTTCATTTGCTAACATCGACATTAATAACAACAGATTTGACCTTATCGTAAGAAGATACGAGTATGGAGACTCTGTTGGTCTTGGTCAGTCAGGTTACGAGAGATTCTCTAACTTGGAATTGAACGAAAATTCTTCTAACTACATCGGAAGAGTAATTGGAACATTGGATAAAGTTTACGATCAAGTTTCTAAGTACATTACAATTGAAATGGCAGAAGCTGTTCCAACAAGCACTGTGCCAGCTGGATTTAGAGGATACGAAGTAAGAAATGTAGTTACTGGTTCAACAACTAGTCAACCAAACATTTACTACAAAACTTCTTATCTTTCTGGAGATTCAACTAGTAGAACATACATGGGAGTTTCAGAACTTGGTTATGAATCAATTACTAGAACTGAGGTAAGCGTTAAAACAGCTGCTCAGAATATAGAGCATGATTTATTTGCATACGCTGGATCAGTAACTTCTGACAAAACAACACTTAAAGGATTCCACATGGAGAGTGCTTCTGATTCAACATTGTTTGATTCAGGCGAGATTTCTTCAATGAGTGCTTATACAGATACTAGCGGACTTTATATTGATAGAGCTAAGCTTAAATTTACAGTTGTACCTTACGGTGGATTTGACGGATGGGATAAGACAAATGTTTACACCAACTCGTATGAAAGATTTACAGATATTCACACATCTGATGTACAATCATTCAAAGATGCTTTAGATATTTTTGAATCTGATACTCAAGTAGATATTAATTTACTTGCTACTCCAGATATTGATTATTCTAATAACCTTTCAATCTGTAGATATGCACTTGAGATGGTTGAGGATAGAGCAGATACACTTTACATCATGGACTCTCCAAGAGTCGGTGATACTAACACTAACACAAACAGTGCAGTGTTACAAGTTATCTCTTCATTCGAAGCAACTGGATTTGATTCGTCATATGCAACCACATACTGGCCTTGGCTTAAGACTGAGGATACTGCTTCTAACGGAAGAATTGTATTCTTATCACCAACATTTGGTGTAGTTAGAGCGATTGCATTCACGGACAACAAATACAACCCTTGGTATGCACCAGCTGGAGCATTGAGAGGAGCGCTTCCAAACAATGTTAAAAAGCCTGAGATTGTTCTTTCGAGAGATAATCTTGATGATCTTTACAACGCAAGAATTAACCCGATTGCTTTCTTCACTCAGCAAGGAACACTTATCTGGGGACAGAAGACTATGCAGGTTGTTAATTCAGCACTTGATAGAATTTCAGTTAGAAGACTTGTATTGAGACTTCAAAGGCTTGTATCAGCAGCATCATTCTCGCTAGTGTTTGATCCAAATGATGAAACTCTAAGGGATCAGTTTAAAGCTAAGGTAGAGCCTATCTTACTTCAGATTCAGAACCAAAGAGGTATCTACGACTTTAGAGTTGTAATGGATGACTCTAACAACACTGCCGAAACAATGGATAGACTAGAGTTGATCGGAAAGATTCAGATCAAACCTACAAGAGCTGCGGAGTTCATTGACTTGACCTTCCAACTTTTACCAACTGGAGCAAATTTTGATGACTTTTAACAGACTAATAAACAATAACTTATAATAGAAAAAGGTGATATTTAAACGATATCACCTTTTTTATTGCCTTATTTTTTCTATCTTTGTATGCAAAATTAGAAATCATGGATGAAGTAATATTTATCAAAGTCGTAATCAAACCAGTCAGGGTCGTTAAGTTTATTGATTTAGATTTTACATTATTACCATCTGGAGTTGATTTCGATAACAAAGAAAAATGATATGAGTACAGATTGTTCAAAAGCTGGATTCTCAATTCCTTTTATTGATGAATACCAGAATCAAGAAAAGATGATGGAACTTTTAAAAATTACTGAAGAAGATGAATTTGAAGACTCTCTTTATGATTATGACAGAAAAGAAAATCAATGGGGAATGACTCGTGACTATGATGGGATACACGGATTGGTTTATTCCGTGCTAGATAAATGGGATGATCATTATTTAGAGTTTTATCACAAAATCAGTGATATAGACAAAATAAAAGATTCTATCCCGAAAGAATATTCAGATATTCTAAATTTAGAAGAATTAAAGATTTTTGCATTCGTTTATTACAATGGGTCGGATGCCCCGTTTAAATTTTGATATGGAAGTAGATAAAGAATTATTAAAGAAAGCCATTGAGCTTTGGGGTGAAAAAGCTCAACGAGAAATGGTTATAGAAGAAGCTTTAGAGCTAGGTCTTGCATTAATGAAACTAAGGCGATCAGGAGACCCTGAGAAGCGCATGGCAGATGTAATTGATGAAGTAGCTGATATGAAGATAATGGTGGCTCAAGCGGAGCTTCTGTTTGATTTAGAAGCTATCAACACTAGGGTTGAATTTAAGATGAATCGATTGAAGAAAAAAATTGAATCCAAAGAAGTATTTTTGGGATTGAATGGATGGAATGCTCGATGGAATGGTTTGCCTGAAAAAGATGGCGCTTACTTAGTAATCCATAATCGTGAAGTTGTTATCCGTATTTATAATAGCTATCATAAATGTTGGGATCAAGAGGATGGGGATGATCATTTTTGTGACTTAAATCAAATTGATTTTTGGAAGGAAATGCCTCAAATGCCACAGAAAGCTTAGTAAGGATTAATATCTTCTACTACTCTAATTGGAATTCCTCCAATTTGAGGGATTGACATTTTTCCGCCACCTGTGTAAGTGATTTCAAATTCTCCTTTGTAAGTCCCTGCTTCGGAAGTGTCTGCTGCACTCCAAGAGTATTGGATAGTTCCAGCGGTCATGTTTGTAATTTGGGCTGTTTGAGACATAACGGCATAATCACCACAGTTGTCCACCATAGAGAATGTAACTCCCGTAGCCCCTTCTAAGCTCATCATTTCTCTTTGACCTAAGTTGCCTTTTCCAAACAAGCATACCTGCAATACAGGTAGAGTGTCGTTTTGTTTAATCAGAAATTCGTTTCCTAGAGCCATTGTTAAAATTCAAATGTGGTGTTGTTTACTTGCACCTGAGTTACTATTGCGTTATTGTTTATCTCAATAACCATAGGCTGATCGATATCGTAAGATAAAGTTCCTTTGGGAGTCAGCATAGGATTGAGCTTAAATGTAGTCTTAAGTGTTCTTGTAGGGGCTGATACGGTATAATTTACATCAAAGATGATATCATATTCATCATTCGAATTGTAAAGAGTACCATCAAGTAGTGCATAATATACACCAGTTGAATCCTGAATTACAGGCACATCGTCCTCAACTAAGGTTTGACCTTGAGTTACATTGTAGGTATTTGCAGAGACGGTATAAGGATCAGTTAAAGTATAATCCTCTACTGTTGCACTTCCGCTTACTGTGGAAGTGATTAAATAGAATCTTCTATATACTTTAATTTCAGCCATACCTACCCCTTATTTGAACAAAAGCCAGCGCATGCTAGCTCTTGTTCAATTAATATTTACTCTAAATCTTCTTAGCTTTCTAGGATACATCTATCTGGTTGGATAGTGATGCTGATCATAGTAAGTGCATCATCTCCATAGTCATAGCTATCAAAGCCAGCTACAGTAATTTGACAACCAATGAGAGTCCATTTTTCAATTGCTACTCCAGTAGGATCAAGTCCATTAAGGATAAGATTTTTCTTATAACCCACAGCGTAACCTTTACGTCCAGTTGTTGATTCAAAGTGTAATCTAACCCATTCCATAACTTTCTGTGTGGTTGATGGCCCGACAGTATCAATGAAAGTTACTTCCATTGGCTGCCAAACCGAACGACCAGATACGAAAGTAGAACTATTCATATAAGGAATTTCAATTGAGTTAATGTTCAGCGAAGGCTTCTGAACTGTTTGAACTAAGAAAGATTCAATTCCCAATTCGGTTGGAAAAAGAAGCTCAAAGTTATTCTTCATTTTTGGTTCGTTTTCAACAGGAACCGATCTATACATTTCGGGCATTTCTTCTTATTTTTAAGAGTTAATTCACTAATAAATACTATCAAAAAAAAATTAAGAACCGTGATTCGTTAAGAGTTTTCTTTTTTCTATTTATTAGAAAGAAAAAGATATGTCAATTAATGTTACAGGTGGATATTACATCATCCCTTCTACAGGAGTGGGAGGGTCAGCTACAATCTTATGGTCTTCAGGTGGTACAGCGGCAGTTGTTTCGGCTGGTGATTCATATTCATTATCTGCTGTAACGGTATTTAATTATTCAGGAGGAACTGTATTTGCAGGTATAGAACAGGGTCAGAATAAAACTTTAACCCCATCTTTGATTCTTGATACTTCAGGAAACACAGTTGCTAAATTAGCTCCCGATGGAACTTATACTATTGCAGATTTTACAATAATCAATCAGGATGGTCAATCAGCATTAAGTGTGAATTATTCAGGGACTGTTTACACGGATTTTTCAGGAGGTTCTTCGCCATCAGTTTCTTTGGTTTATCAAAGACCTACTTGGAGAGGTCAAGAAACTTCTTATGAAGATGGAGACGCTGGTTGGCAGTACCAGTCAGGAACTACTAAATACACACCAACTGGTAATACAGTTCAAACAATTGATTATAATTCAATCGATCCATTTTATACACTAACTGAAGATAATATTTTCGGATCAAAATTTAGGTTCACAGATATGGATGGAAACGAACCGTCTGATGGGATGGTTGGTTTTCCAACTGCACACTGGACAACTGGAGGAACTCAATGGTGTGTCATTGATCATTTAACTGGACTTCTTTGGTTTCAACCAAACATTGGAACCTCAATGAGAGATTGGGGTTCATATGTTTCTTCTGGTCATTCATTTACTTGGTCTGGCATTACAGACTGGAGATTAATAGGAATTAATGACTTTACATCTGTGTTAAATTTCAATTCTGGTTATTTTTCTTCTGGTAATATCTTTAAAAGAGATGATTACTCAGGTGGTGCTGATACCTCAGTAATATTTGGTGATACCTATTTACAATCATCAACACAAAATTTTTATGGAACATCTGCTTTTGACGTAAGCCGTGCAGAAAAAACAACCTCATATAATTCAACCTACGGAGCTTATGTTTGTAAAGATTATTTATTCTAATAAAGAAAACTATTTAAAGATATGAGATATTATACTGGAGATACTGTACATGTAAATTTCGTTTCTGTTTCAGGATCGACCAACACACCTGTAACCGCTTCTACTACTTTTGATGATACTTTATTCAAAGATGGGGCGGTTTATACTGGAGCCACAACCACTGTGTCTTTAGTTGATAGTTCTTCAGGAATGTATTCAGCAACCTTTGTTCCGACAGAATTAGGTAATTATCAATTATACGTAAAAAACGATATTACAAATGTCATATTTGTTACTGAAATTCTTAGGGTTGTGTCAGGGGATCAAACAATAATTTATGTCGGATTATAAAAGATGGGAAAAAAAGCGTTAGTAATTTCAGGAGGAGGCTCTACAGGAGCTTTCGCTGGAGGTGTTATTCAGTATTTATTACAAGGTCAGGAGAAAGAGTATGATTTATATGTTGGAACTTCTACAGGGAGTTTATTAGCTCCTTTATCTTCGGTCAGGGAAATTGAAATTTTACGCCAAGGATATACTAATGTAACTTCAAAAGATATATTTTCTTTCAATCCATTTTTTACTAAAGGCAAAAGAGCTGGAAAGCATAATTACTGGAAAATACTTTTACGCATAATTATGCTCCGTAAGACTTTTGGTGAATCTCATAATCTTCGAGGGTTTATTGGAAAATATTTCAAACAAAAACATTTTGATAAATTAAAAGATTCTCATGTTGAAGTTATTGCAGTAGTGACCAATCTAACTTTAGAAACGACTGAGTACAAATCTTCAAACGATTATTCTTATGATGAATTTTGTGATTGGCTTTGGGCTTCAGCAAATGTCCCTCTTTATATGAGTTTAATGAAAAAGAATGGCTTTCAATACGCTGACGGAGGATTGTTCCAAAATGTTCCAATCCAAGCTGCAATTGATGCAGGAGCAACAGAAATAGATGTTATTGTGTTAGACTCTGAAAGCATTACCCCCAAAGGTAATTTTGAAATAAAAAACCCTATTCACTTTATGATCTCTATTTTAAGGATGATGATGAAGAAGAGTATGAGAAATAATATTGAAATGGGTAAGCTTGAATCTCATAATAAAAATATTGATATTAATTTATGTTTTATTCCAGAAGTGTTGACAAATAATGTTCTCTCTTTTGATAAAGAAAAAATGGACGAGTGGTGGGATTTAGGCTATGAACATGCAAAAAGTGGAGGTTTTCAGAACTACAGGCTTACTAAAGGTAATAATCTTAAAAAAACAATTTGATATTGATTGAAAAAGAACTATTTATTTACAGAAACGAAAATACTTTTCTCACAAAAACAGAAACTAAATCAAAAATAATAGAATGGATATTTATGCCTATAATTTAAATGATGAAGTCGTAGACTTTTTCAACGCAAAACAGCTCATTGTTGTTTCAAGAGCTTTAAAGTCTTCCCGAACAGGAAACTGGGGAATGCACAGAAACAAACAGCCAGCAACAAAACATTTCAGCAATGTTACGGTAATGCCTGTTGGTCAAGACTCATTCCAACTTCTAAGAAGTGGAAAATATCCAGTTGGATATATGGAGAAAACTGACCAAGGAGGTCTTTGGAGGTTGTATAATAAACCAAACCCAGAAGATGCAACTATGATTTCTCTTTTAGTAGAGGGAGATGCTACGGTTGATCTTTATCACGCAAACCCAGCAGTTAGAATAACAGAAGAAGATGGTATCACTACTGTTGAGAATATCTCTGAATTGAATGAAATGTCTTATAAAGATGTTAAAAACAATGTAGACATTCAAGGTATTGGTTGTATGTGGTATATGAGAAACGTTAAAGGATTAAACTACAGACAAGGTGGTTATATCGCAAACGGTAATAAAACAGACCTAAACAGAGGTAGTGGTAGATTGGATTTCTGTAAACTTACAGAAAGAACTGATGTTCCAGAAACAACAGATTTTGAGGGTAATACTGATCTTAATACATTTTCTGCGGATTACGTTTATACCGAAGAAGATAGACTTGATTCAAATAGAGAATATTTGTCTTTAATTTTATATCACGGAGTTAAACAGACAGTATCTCCTCTTCATATCGCAATTACCAAAATACTTTAAAAATTTAGAAAGATGAAACTTACAAGTAGAGATGCTATAACAGCACATTTAAATAATTTCTTTGATGACGAATTTCAGCATTGGGAAGTTGATACAAGATTAATTTGGATTTATCAAGCCAAGGATGGAACTGGTAAATTTCAAAGCCAAAAAAACCTTAACTACTCAGTTGTCGGTCTTATTGGAAAGCCAGTGGAAGTAGAAGATAATGTTGAGGATAACTCAGTATCTTTTATTAAAACAGGAACAGTCTATAGAAAACCATATACAATGGTTACAACCATTACAAAAACAGGTGATACATATTCAGTTATTAAATATTGGACATTTCTGTATGATACATATTTAGCTAACATGGATAAAATGAGAGGAAACTCCAGTTATCTTAAAGCGGTAGAAATGACAGGTATGGAAAACCCTTCCGATGAAGATGTGGCAACTGTAATGGGAACCTTGATTTATGGAACTAGAAAAGATGCTCCAGAAATTGATCCAGAATTAGTCACACTAGAAGTTACAGCTGAAGAAGAAGATGGAAGAATGAGAATTAAAGGAAAATTCATGATCGATGGGGTTGAAACCAATCCGTTGAGATGGAGATGGTGGGTTAATCCAGCTAAAGGAGTTATTGGAACAACTAGCTCTGGAAAGGCTGCTGGTGAATATATCGGAGGAAGAAATTCTTTTACCGTAAACACTGACTTCAATGATAGACATTCGTTTATGATTATGAATCCTGAAGATGTAGAAATCAAATGTTATGCTCAATATAAAGAGGCTGACGGAGATATGAAGATGGTTCATAAAAGTGTTACAGTCGATATGTCTGATGTTCTTCCATTGTTCGATTACTTCGGATTAGCTTAAAAAAGCGGTAAAACATCGAAACTGACTATTTATAGCAAAGAAAACGCTATTAAATATGTCTATTATAAAACAAGTTCCCCAATTTAAACAGAGGTCAGAGTACTTAAAGTGTGCTTCTGACCCTGTTTATTTTTTGAATACATACGGAAAAGTGTTCGATGCTGAGAAGCAAATGATTTCTGACATGACCTGCTTTAGTTATCAGGAAGATGTCTTGGATGACTTCATCGATTTCCGTTTTAATATAACCCTTAAATCAAGACAGTGTTTACCTATAGGCACTTATGTTAATGTCCCAAACGGTATAAAATCAATAGAAAAATTTAAAATAGGAGACCCCGTATGGTCTTATAATATTAGTTCTGAAGAAAAAGAAAAAGATAAAGTTTTTGATGCTTGGAAGAGTGGCATGAGAGACTGCGTTACTTTAAAATTAAGAGATACCAGAAATATAACTATCGGAAAAAAACATCCTTTATTTATTAAAGGAAAAGGATGGGTTAAGGCTAAAGACTTAATAAAGGGGGATCAAATTTTATTTGAAAAACCATCTTTTGGGAATGTTTCTCCAAGAAATTCTTATGTAATTGCTTTAGGTTATATGATAACTGATGGTAGTGCTATAAGTCAGCCAAAATTCACTAATAATAATTTAAATTATATTGATGAATTTTGCGATTGTGTTAAGGAACTTACTCCTAATTTACAAATTAGAAAAGTTCAAAAATGTAATGGATACGATGTTTTTCCTCATCAAGAACATGGGTCGTCAACTAAGAATTCATTTAAAGTTTTATGTGAAGATATGGGGGTTAATGTAAAATCTGAATATAAGATTTTACCAGAAGAAGTTTTTTCTTGGAATAAAAAATCAACTTCTCTTCTTTTGAATAGAATGTTTGCTGGAGATGGTTGGGTTAGTATTTATAAAAATGGGGGTTCTAAAAGATTAGAAATAGGGTTGGGTTCACCTTGTAGGGAATACTTATATCAAGTCAAAAACCTTTTACTTAAATTTGGAATTACTAGTAATGTCTATGAAATTACTGGAATGAAAAAGCAAAAAAATAATTTTTGGAAACTTAGAGTTACCCATTCTAAAGCATGTAAGTTGTTTATTGAGGAAATTAGTATTTATGATAAAGTTAAGGAAGAACACTTTGAGATTGTTAATTCATACAAACATGATGTAAAATATGACTCAGTTGTAAAATCTATTAAAGATGCTGGTAAAATTTTATGTTACGACATTTCAGTTGAGAAAAATGAAAACTTTTTCATTGATGGCTTACTAACTCATAACACTGGACTTTCCGTAGTAACCGCTGGTTATTGTGCGTGGAGGCTTATGTTTGGAAAAGATGAGAGGGTTCTTGTTATTGCTAATGATGGAGCGGGAGCAATTCGTTTCCTTGAAACATGTAAACAATTCATTGACTATCTACCAGATTTCCTTAAACCACCAAAGGTTGGAACTTCCATTTATAAGACTGAAAACAAGAAAATGCTTCAGTTCTATAACAACTGCCAAATAGAAGCAAAAGCAGCTTCTCCTCAAGCTGGTCGTGGTGAGGCTTTAACATTATTGGTTTTGGATGAGGTTGCCTTTATTAAAGATGCTCCAGACATTTGGAAAGCAGCTTCAACAGCTCTTTCGATGACAAAAGGTGATGCAATTTTGATCTCTACTCCTTGGGGTACAGGAAACTTGTATCATGACATTTGGACAAAAGCCGAGGCTAAGATAAACGATTTTCATCCAGTTGAGATTCACTGGACTCAAAACCCTATTGCATCTAAAAACCTTGAATGGAGAATCGATGATGAGGGTGAAAAATATCCTTGGAGTCCTTGGTACGAAGAACAGTGTACTAGACTAAATAATGACCCAATTGCTATAGCTCAAGAGTTAGACCTTTCGTTTGAAGGTTCGAAGCACTTGGTTGTTGATGCAAAGATTTTGAGAAAATATAAAGATAGAATTAAGAATGAAGGTATTGAGCCTTTGTGTTATTTCGATTGGAAAGTAGACTCGTCAAACTTCACTTATGATATTACTCCCTTCTATATTTGGGAGCTTCCGATTGAAGGTCATAACTATATTATTGGCGGTGACGTTTCTAGGGGTGATGGTCGAGATTTTTCTACTCTTCAAATACTTGATGTAGAAACGATGACTCAAGTTGGTGAGGTTCAAATTAAAGTTGATCCAGATCAATTGGCAGATATTGTTTATAAAGTTGCTCAGGTTTATAATAACGCATTTGTAGCAATTGAGGTTAACTCGATGGGTTCCGCTACTACATTTAGATTGAAGAATCAATTAAAATATACCAACCAATTTTTCTGCAAAAACTATAAAGATTTTTATGTCAAAGCTTCTTCTTATAAGGAGGCAGCGATGTATAAAGACGGGGCGTTGGTTCCCGGTTTCCAGACCACAACCAAAACCAGACCTCTTATGATGGCTAATCTAATTCAGATTATGAGAGAAAGACAAGTTATCATTAATTCAAAAAGACTTTTAAACGAGTTTGACACCTTTGTTAAAGTAAAAGACAAAGAGCAGCATGAAAAAGGGTTTAATGACGATTTAATCTTCGCATGGGCAATTGCGCTTTACATGAGGAATACTGAGTATGAAAACGCCACTAAATCAAGAGAGCAAGCAAAGCAGATGATGAAGTATTTCAATCTTAATGGTAAATCACCAATGAGAGATAATACTCCAGCTTCAGTAAGAAGACCAAAGAGAGATGGTGAAGAGGACGAAGAAGGTAAAAGAAGTAAGGGTGTAAGTCCAATTATCTTTGGAGGATCAAGAAGTCAGTCGGAAGAAGACGACATTAATTGGTTATATGACTAACCAATTATTTACTTTTAATAAAACAAAGTTTACATTAGAAAAACAAGACGATAAAAATGGCTGATAATATTATAACAGAACAATCTAACAATCCTGATGGAGATAAGGGAGTTGGTATTTTTAAGAGCGCAATGACCGCTCTTAAAGGAGGTAAAAGAATTACTCCTAATACAATAGGAAGTCAAGGTATGCCTTCTACGGCTGTACTTCCACCTTCTACTCAAAAAGATCACGTTGAAGGAATTCAACAACAATTTCTTGATTGGCAGGTAAGTAAAATCAATGAAAATATTTATACCAGAACTCTTTATTACGATACAGACAGAATTGCTGCGTATCAAGATTTTAGAGCAATGGATATGTCTCCAGAAATATCAGCTGCATTAGATATTTTACGTGATGAGTGTTTGACCCGTGGAGAAAATGGAAAGATACTTCAGATTTATTCTCAAAACGGTAGGATTCAGACTGCATTAGAAGATTTATTCAATGTAAGATTGAATATGAACTACAACGCTAGAATGATTCTGCGTGACTTGATGAAGTTTGGAGATTTCTATATGCACCTTCACATTGCGAAGGGGGATGGTGTTTATAATTTCCGTGTCCTCCCGGGCGAGGAAGTCCGTAGAGAGCCAGCTGTAACAGGTGAAGACAATTCAGAACTAGAACACTTCCGTTGGGAAACAATGGGAATGGATTTTGAGTTCTGGCAAGTTGCCCATTTTAGATTACTTGAAGATTCAAGAAGACTTCCTTATGGTCGTTCAATTTTAGATTCAGCCCGTAAGCTTTGGAAACAACTTCAATTAGCCGAGGATGCAATGCTTGTTTATCGTTTGGTAAGAGCGCCAGAGAGAAGAATATTTTATATTGAGGTTGGTAATCTTGAAGAGCAGGATGTGGAGCAGTTTATGATGGGACTACAACACCAACTTAAGAAGCAGCCGATTGTTAATCAAGGAAACGGTAATGTCAATTATAGATATGACCCATTGAATGTTACGGAAGATTACTTTATTCCGATTAGAGACCAGAAGATGTCGAAGATCGAGACCCTGCCCGGTGCAAACAATTTAGGTGAAATTCAAGACATTGAGTATCTAGAGAAGAAACTTTTTGCTTCTTTGAAAGTACCTAAAGCATATCTAAACTACACAGAATCACTACCCGGAGGTTCTACGCTTTCTCAAGCTGACCTTCGTTTTGCAAGAACAGTAAATTCAATTCAAGAGGCATTCCTTATGGAGCTTCGTAGAATTGCTTCTATTCACTTGCATTTCCTTGGATTTGCAGAAGATGAATTAGAGAATTTTGACTTGAAGTTAAATAACCCTTCATCTCAACAAGAGCTTCTAAAGTTAGAAACAATGAAAGCTCGTGTTGAAGTGTTCAAGGAATACTTTACTTCTGATGCTTCTTCTCCTGTTTCATATACTTGGGCAATGGAGAATCTTTTAGGATTCTCGAAAACAGATATTAAACTTCTTCTTAAACAGAAGAAAATTGAGAAAAGATTATTTGCTGAAATTGATGCAGGAGTTGAAACTTATAAGAAGACTGGATTGTTTTCTGATATTGATGCTATTTACGAGCTTCCTAATGCGGAAGAAATTATTGCTGGTGGCGGTGCTGGTGGCGAAGGCGGTGAGGATGATGGCGGAGGCGGATTCGGAGGCGGAGGCGGAGGTCTAGGCGGAGGTTTCGGTGGAGCTGAAGACCTTGACTTAGGTGATGATATGGGTGATGACTTAGGTGGTGAAGAAGTAGATGGTGTTGGAATACCAGAACCAGAAGCACCTGCTGAAGAGCTGGCAGAAAGAGTTAGAAAATATAGAAGAATACAAGAACAAGCGACTCGAAACACTAATAACCTGCTTGATGAGTTGTTGGGAAGTGATGAGAAAGAAGTTGAGGTGATTACTGAAACTATTGAAGATCAATTTGATTATCAACAAAGGTCTTTCGGAGATGCTAAAAGGTTGCTGGATTCTTTAGAGAGAAATGTTGATTTATCTGAAGCTCACACTGTTATGAATGCGTATGATCAAGGAAAAAACCCTCTTCTGACAAAACATGAAATTCTTGTAAAGAAATCTCAAGCTTTGATAAACGAGATTGAGGATTTGAATACTGAAGAATTTAATGGAGATATTGAAGAAATTGACATAAATGAGTGAGAAGAGAATAAAAAGTAAGCACGATCATTATGATGTGGTCGAGAAGTGGGAGGACTTAAAAGATCAGCTAGAACTAATGGACGAGTTCTTAGCTGAGTTCTTTTCATATAAAAGAAATATCTCTGCGGGAGAAAGAGCAAGACGGTTGACACGATTTGCTAAAAAAAGCATGCACGAGATTCAGGAGCTAATTTTGCAGCAGGAGAAGGAGTTTGTAGAAGCAAGAAAAGAGGAGAAATTACTCAAAGGAAATTACGATAATGATTAAAGTGGAGCAATCCACTTTTTTCTTGTTCTAATTTTTTGTACATTTGTAGAAATTAAAACTTCCCATGTATCTAATATTTGACACCGAGACAACTGGATTACCTCAAAACTATGAAGCCCCAATCACTGATACACAGAACTGGACACGGCTTGTACAGCTTGCTTGGATTGAATATGACATCAATGGAAATGAGTTAAGGAGATCAAATCTAATCATAAAACCTGAAGGGTTTATTATTCCTCAGGATTCAATTGACATTCACAGAGTTACAAATGAGATAGCCAACGAAAAAGGTGTTTCTCTAGCTGATGCTGTAGAACAGTTTGATCAAGCCTTGTTACGAAATCACTATTTAATTGCTCACAACATATCTTTTGACCAAAAAATAATGGGTGCTGAGTATGTTCGTTTGGATAAGGATTATAAAAACCTATATGCAATTGAACATATTGACACAAAAGACACTACAGTTCAGTTTTGCAAAATTCCTAGTAGAGGAAAGGGTTTCAACTTTAAATGGCCTACTCTGACAGAACTTCACGAAACTCTTTTCGGAAGAGGTTTTGATGGCGCTCACGATGCGATGGTCGATGTTTTGGCGCTTGCTAAGTGCTTCTTCAAACTTCAGGAACTTGAATACTACGATTATAAAGATATCCCTCAAAAAATTGCGGGTCTTGATTTTGTTCCAAAAGAAGGGGCTACCTATGACTATGGAGGTAGCTTATCAGATGCAGAACTAGATAAGCCCGTAGTGGCTTTGGGGGTTCATACTGATCACTCCTTGCTTCGTGGGGCGGCTACTGCTAAAGATTACATTGAAGTAGCTAAGAAGAACAATCACCCTGCAATCGGTATTACCGATTGGAATACTATGTCTGGAACTTTAGAGTTTTGGATGAAATGTAAAGAAGCCAAAATCCATCCAGTACTAGGAATGGAACTCATGATCAATGAGAATATTGGAAAATTTGAAGAGCAAGGCGATGAAGGTGGCGATTTTCCTTTGAAATTTTTCATTAAAAACCAAGAAGGGTATGTCAACATGAACAAGCTCCTTTACAAGGCAAATACAGAAGGTTTTAGATATCCTTACGGGAGAATTAAGACTGAGTGGTTGCTGCAAAATAAAGAGGGTATAATTGTTACTGCTGGTTGTCATGATGGTTTTATCTGTGATCTGATGCAGAAAGGACACAAAAGAGAGGCTGAGGCTTACTTTAAGCTACTTCACACTCAGTTTGGTGAAGACTTTTATGTAGAGATTAAACTGAATGAGTTAATCGTACAGAAGCGCTTAAATAACTTTCTTTTAAATTTAGCTAGTAAGTATGGTGTGAAGGTCTTCACGGACAACGATGTTCATTATGCTTATCCAGAAGATAACGATCTTCAAGACACTCTATTGGCTATTGGTCAAAAAGCCCCTCGTTCTCAAGCGAGACTTTTTGAGAGAAGAAGCTTGTATTATCCAACGAGAAGAGATTATTTGAAACTGAATAGAAAGTATGGATATAACTATCCAGAGGATGTTCTTATGAGTTTCATGGACAACACTCTTGAGTTAGGTAGAAAATGTCGTTTTGATTTTGAGATTGGAAAAGAAAAATACCCAAGATATGAAGCTACACCTGAAATTATAGATTTTTTCGGAACTGATGATCCTGAAAAAATAATCTACAAACTTTCTTTTGGTAAACTGAATAAGAAATTAAAAGAAAGAGCTATACGTACAAAAACCCCAATCTCTAAAGAACAAGTTCAGGAATACCATGATCGATTAAATTTTGAATTAGAAGTAATCAAAAGCAAATCAATGCTTGACTACTTCTTAGTAAACTGGGAGTTGATTCGTTATTATCGCTCTACGGGACATGAGATAGGTGCAGCTCGTGGGTCAGGAGGAGGTTCTTTACTTTCTTATGCTTTGGATATTACTAAAATTGACCCTCTAAAGTACGGTCTTTATTTTGAGCGTTTTCTAAATCCAACTCGTGATTCACCGCCCGATTTAGATATTGACTTTGAATCTGATACACAAGATATCATTGACGGATTCCTTGTGAAGAAATATGGAGCTACTAGAACTTTCCATGTTTGTACATTAGGCACATTCAATGAAAAAAGTTGTTTGAAGGATGTCGGAAGAGCTTTGTTGGGCAGAAAATCTGTTGAGAGAGGTTCAGATATTGAACAAGTAAACAGAGATATTGATAGACAGATAAATCATTTAGGGGACAAATTTCAATTAAAAGAATTTTTTGAGAGCTACTCAAAGAGCGATTCTTGTCACGCAATTACAAAGAATTGGTTAAATGATCCTGAGAACAAAAAGGTAATGGTTCAGACTCTTCGTTTGCAAGGAAGGGTGAAACAATTGGGTCAACATGCTGCTGGTGTTGTAATAACACCTACAGATTCTTGGAACTACATTCCAACTAACGTGATTGCTGAGAATGGTGCTGTGGTTTCTGCTTTTCCTGAAGCTGATGGGTCATTTAAGGCTTTATCTTATTTGGGTATTCTAAAATTAGATACGCTTAAGATTTCTGCGATGAACATTATATCATCTTGTATTAAGATGGTGAAGGAGCGTAGAAATATAGATATCACAGATGATATTGTTTATGTTGAAGATCACTTTGACGATCCTAAATTATATGAAGAAATTAGGCTTGGCTTGAATCACGGAATATTTCAATTTGAGTCCTCTGGAATGAATGGCTTAATCCGCTCAATTCATATCGAGAATTTTGAAGAACTAACAGCGGCAAACGCATTGTTTCGACCCGGACCAATGGGTATCGGAGCTGATAAAGAGTTTATTGTCAATAAATTCAACCCTGAAGCAATCACTTATGTTCACCCACTTTTGGAGGAAGTTCTTAAGGAAACTAACGGAGTAATGGTTTTTCAGGAGCAAGTACAATTTCTAGCTAAGAAAATTGCTGGATTTAATTACGGTAAAGGTGACATGCTTAGACGTTATATGGATAAGGGCGCTAAATTTATCGCTAAAGTAAATCTTGGCGGAGAGATTGATGACAATGATAGGAGTGATAGAAAGTTTGGTGATTACCTAAAATTTCAAGGGTATTGGAGTCAATTTATGGAGAATGCTAAGGCAGCGGGTGTGGATGAACATTCCTTACAGTTGATTCAGGAATATATGCTTAAGTATCTTGGTTATTCATTTAATAAGTCTCACTCGGTAGGGTATGCTTATATTGCTATGCAAACTCTTTATTTAAAGACTTATTATCCAGAGGAGTTTTATTGCTCCCTTCTGAATAACCCTAAAACATCAGGGTCTTTAGATAAACAGAAAGAATGGCTCACTAAAACAATTGCTTCCGCAATGGCGAAAGGAGTTCGTGTAGTTGCGCCTTCAAGAAAATCTGAATGGGATTGTGCAATTACAAATGATAAAGAGATAACTTTAGGGTTTTCTATGGTCAAAGGTTTTGGTGACAAAGCTTATTTAGAGCTTACGGAACTTTTGCAATTGAACAAAAAGTCTTTGGAAGATATTTCAATGGCATCTTTTTTCTCATTACCTTTTTCTAACTTTAATAAGACCGCTTTTAATGCTTGTTTGAAATCAGGAGTGTTTGATGAATGGTCTTCTTCTAGAGAATTTCTTTTAAGTTTGAAAACAAAGAAGAAAAAGAAAACTGACCCTAATCAACTGCTTGCATTTGATATTGACACTATTCAGTACGGATCAAAGATTGATACAATTAAATTTCCTCCGACTCAAGATATTCAGAAGAGATTAGATTTTGAAGAAGCTTGCGGTTTTGACTTAACGTTTATTAATCGAGTTGCTAAGATTAACGAAGCTATTATTAAAAAGTCTCAAGAGAGTGAAAGTCATGTTGATCCAATTACGTCATTTGATGAATCGGGAGACTATTACTTCTTCCTTCATGATATTAGGTATCTGGAAACAAAAAGAAAAACTGAGTACTTGGAAATGAAAGTTGGAGACGGAATCACCACAACTAAAATTAGAGCTTTTGGGGATTTAGCTAAGCGACTGAAGCCTGAGCTTCAAAAGAATGCTGTTTATCTTTCTCAATTTACGAAGAACGATAAAGGTTTTATCAATTTCAAAAAAACTGCTAAATTTAAAATGATAGTTGAACCATCGGGAGATAAATTACTATCAACAACATAATAATTATGAAAAAAGAAGTGCAAGAAGTAGAAGTGTATGTGCAGATGTCGGGAGACTATGTTGCAGATCACGAGATGAGTATTAGTGTTTGTTATGATATAACCAACGACAAAAGTGTTGGTTGGAGTAGCGAAATGACTTTAGAAGAGCTTAAGAAGTGGGAGTATGAAGGAGATTACTCTGATTACGCCCGTAAGTCGGCTATATTGGTAGATGGTAATTATTACGTGAAATGTTAATAGAATGAAACTTACAATAGAGCTTGTGCCTCAAACAGCTTGGTACAGTAATGTGAGATCAAATGTCACAAGGGGAGAGTGGGATAAAATTAAAAAAGAGTCCTATCAAAAAGCTGATCATAAATGTGAAGTATGCGGAGATGTCGGAACCAATCAAGGTTTCAGGCACAAAATTGAGTGCCATGAGATTTGGGATTACAATGACGAGACTCATAAGCAGACATTAACTGGAATGGTTTCCTTATGTCCGAGATGCCATTCAACAAAACATTATGGATTGGCTCAAATAAAAGGAAAAGAGAAAGAAGTTAAAAAGCATTTAATGACTGTTAATCAAATAGATAAAGATGAGGCTGAAAAATATGTCGAGGAATCTTTTATGGTCTGGGAAGAAAGGAGTAAATTTGAATGGGAATTAGATATATCATATTTAAATGAAAAGGATTAGAAGTAAGAAAATATCTACCACTAAAACTCCAAGGAAAAAAGTTGTCGTTAACGAAAAGCTTATCCCTAAGGGTCATTTTTGTTACAGTATTATTCCCGATTCTGAAAGCGTAACATTTAATGAGGAACTTCAATGCGAGGTTCCTACTTTTAAGGTTAAGAATTGCCCATATTTAAACTGGAAATCTTATGAACATGAGCATGAGCATGGTTCCTATTGTTCTCTTTTGGGTGTTGAATTGGATGATGAAATAAAAGAGTGTGGCATTAATCTTCCTGACGAACTAGACAATTACGATTATGACGAATAAGGTGGAAATATATTGTGAAACCTCCTGTAGAGGAAAGGAGAGTTTTTATTATGGGGTCTTGGTTTTTAATGGTGTAGTTACGAAATCATTTGCATTAGCGGAAGAAAATCACGATCACAATCTTATGGAAATGAAATCCGTAGTTCATGGTTTTGAGTCGCTGGAAATAGAGTTAAAAGAACGATCTATTGAGGCTTCTGAAATTGATCTCTATATATCATCTCAAAATATCATTAAAGCATTCACTGACGGTTGGTTAAAAGGTTGGCATAAAAAAGGATGGGTTAATGGAAAGGGTAAGCCTATTAAATACCGTCAAGAATGGGAGCAAATAGAAGAGGCGGTTTATAAACATGCGCCTAAATTTGTTCATTCAAGTAAATTTAAAAGAAAGAAAGCTCTTACGTTCGCTAGAAAAAATGCAAGTAAGGTAACTAGGAAACTATCCAAAAAAGCATAAAAATTACCTATTTACTTAAAAAGGTAAATACTATGCTTATTTCAGAAAAAATTTCAAGGATCATTTCTCAGACTCTCAAAGAGAATCAAGAGAGTCAATTTATTGACTTCCTTATTCAGGAGTTCGGAAGAGAAGTGAAAAAATCAGAAGTATCCTCGGCTATTATTGGCTGGGCTGATCTTTATATGCAAGGAGCAAATTCAGGAGATTTTGAAGGGGTAGCCAAATATTTGGATGAAGATATCTATGTTCAGATATCAGATGAACTCCCTCCGATGTTCAAAAATGAAGTGATGCAATACCTTAAATTTACTCAAAATGGCGAAGAAGCAGAAGAAATTAACCCTGAGGGATAAGGCGAAGTGGAGGTTAAAACAAATCAAGAAACAAGCTACTAAAAGAGAATTAACACCTTTCGAAAAAAAGAAGCGTTTGGAAGAAAACGCTAAGAAGATGGCTGGTAAATTAACTAAACCCGAAAGAGAGTTTGAAAAACTAATGAAAGAGATGAGTATTGAATGCGAGTCTCAAAAGATTATTGGTGGTTCTATTTACGATTTTTATCTACCAGAATATAAAATGCTTGTAGAGATTGATGGTGACTATTATCACGGCAACCCTACCAAATACACTAAAGATCAGTTGAACGGGATGCAGAAAAAAAACAAACTCAACGATAAAGAAAAAGATATCCAAGCTAAAGGTTTTGGGTATAAAATTGAAAGAGTTTGGGAACATGATATTAACAAAGAATACTCTTCGGTGAGAATGAGATTTACAAAACTACTATTGGCATGAGAGAATTAATTAGAAAAGCTATATTTGAAGAACTAGAAAGTGTTTTCAATTCTGACGGTAAAATAGATTTTGATATTGACTCTGATGAAAATCCAGATACTGATGAAGTACAAGATTCATTAGAACAGGATGTTGAAGGAATGGAAGATATGGTAAAAAACCAAAAGAAAACCCTTACCTTCCCAACTAGCATTGATCCAACAATTGCCAACAAAGAGAAGCGAATCAAAATGGATAAGATTACTGATCTTCAAGATAGAATTGAAAAAAGGAGAGAAGATATTGAAAAAATGAAGGGCATTAAAGCTGGTATGCAACAAATGGCAGATGCTATGGTTGCTAATCAGGAACAACAAGATGAACTACCTGTTCCTCCTGAAGATTCTTTTGGTTTGTAAAAAACTTGATTTTTTAGTTTTTTGTATTTACAATTGAATACAAAAAACAAGATAATGGATCAGAATTACCAACATTTAGCCAATTCGGTAGGGGCTGGAAATAAAGAAGAGCAAAGAATAGAGGATTTTGCTGAGATCAAAACTAGAGCAAAAAATGGAAAAGAAATCCACACTTTTGTAACAGGTCTCAGAAATAACAACATTCCAGATCAAGACATTCCTAAAGTATTGCTTGGAATGGAT